ATGAATACAGCTGCCGCAAAGTTGCTTCAGGCGCGGTAGGCGCGCTCTCAATTCTACCCCTGAGTCAGGAAAGAAGAAATCTAGATTCGACTCCTCCATGCACTTGGCATCAGGAAATGATGGAGCGTTGAGCAACGCAAGAAGTGTCACCGCTCGTCACCATAGCCAGCATCACGAATGAGATTCATCATCTCCCACATGGGCATGATTCCCCACCACTGACCCACTTTGTCGGGTGAAAGTCCGACCCCTGCGGGCTTCACGATGAGCAGACCATAGTCGGCTTTGGCATTCTGTCGCTCCTCTTCGGTCTCACGAAGCCATGCCGGGATGTTGTAGGAGCGTTGGTTCTTTACTTCCATGCAAAGCATCGGGATTCCAGTGATGTCCCCGAGATCCTCGCCAGAAGAACCACCGCCGAGCGCACGCCGTTCTGCCAAGGGAAAGCCCTGCCCTTGGAGGAATCGGACAACTGCAGTCTCTGCGGCAGTTCCTTTTTGCTTTGCTTTCGACATTAGCCACGCGCCTGACGGATTGGCTTGGCTGGTGTCTCGTTGGAAAGATCGTGAATGACTTCATAGAGAGAATCCTGCTGGCTGTAAAGCTCTGCAATCTCATCTTCAAGGCTGAGGATATAAGCCTTGGTGGAGTCGCGCTCGGAGAAGACTCCGATGGTCAACCCTGCGAAGAAGTAACCGATGAACATGATCAAGAGCCAGTTCCATTCGATGTGCAACATTATTTGTTCCCCTTATTGTCGAGAGCGGTTCGGAAGTTGTGCCAGTCTTCAATTCCTTGCAAGTCTTCATGCTTGATCGAATTCCGCTCCAGCCAGAGGATGAAGGGAAAGCCGAGGAGTACCGAGGCGATGGTGATGAGGATGATGGTCATTTTGTCAACTCCCTAGCGCAAGCGGGGCAATGGCTTGCAGTCAGTTCTGCCTTGTGATGATAGCCATGACGATGCCCTTCGAGATACATTTTCAAGATGGGATCTTCAATGGCAACTGGGATTCCCTGATCGTAAAGTTCGAGCGCTGATTGTGCGGTGGTCATGTTATTCACTCATTTCTGAAGAGTCGCGAATGGCTGATCCAACATAAGAAATCCAGTTTGAGTTGTTGGTCAAAGATAGAAGCATATCTGAGACTCGATATTTCAATTCTCCATTGTATTTGGAATCTTGATCTGCTGAACCCCATTGTTGAATCTGATCAATAAGATTGCGAAGTGATTCAACATCATTCTTGAACTTGCGCTCAATAACTTCAAGGGAATGAGTGATGTCTTGAACTGCTTCTTGGCGTGTTGTCATGTTATGCCACCGCCTTGATCTCAAGTTGCCATCTTTTATTGCAAGGAAGGCAGATCGCGATTTCCTTGTCTTGAATGATTGTGATTGATGATGTTTGGCGTGATCCACAGAATCCGCAAGTTGAAGTTGTTGTCATGATTATGCAACCGCCTTCAACTGTGAGATGTTGAATGAACAGAAATGTGGGCAATCTGCATACGCAAAGAAGACCAATGCTTTGCCAGTTTTGTAGTTGATGCTTTCAAGAACGCCAACTTCAGTTCCTACTAGTGAAGTGACTTGAACCGTTGTTCCTGTTGTCATTTTTAGCTCCTCGCTATCGGTGCAGGATCCTTGTTCCTGCTGTTGGGATAATCGTAGCACCGACAAGTCAAGCCAACTGCCAATTCAACACCTTCGGCGTGGCGTGATTTAGCCCACACAAGGCAGATGCCCGCCTATCCTTTCGGAAAATCAACCCAGTTGACATTATCGGCGAGCATTGCGTTCGAGGTGATTCTACCCCCTAAAGGCGAGAAGACCCTCTGCGACCATCGGTGAGGATGGGCAGAGGGTCTTCTCTCTTGTACCAGCGAGCGCCTAGCGAGGTTGGCGCTACGAGCTGGCAAGTCTAGGAACAGGCACAGCGAGCCTTCTGAGGGGCTTCTGGAGCCTTTTGAGCAATCTCCCCGGCGATGGCAAGGTAGGCAGCGCCATCGATGAAAGAGTCTTCGAGCGGGTTATAGGCAAGGCGAGCGAGCTTCAGCCCCGCCATGCAGAGAGCTACTTGGTAAGGCTCAATCTCTTGATGGAGCAAGACCGACCAGATGCGAGCGATGCGCTGGTGATTTTCTAGCGGGTCGCCGTTCTGGTCATTCCGATCGCCCATTGTCAGGTTGATCGCTGTCGTCAGTATTTCCTCGCGATTCATGCAGTTTCCCCATTTCTTCAACTGGATTCAACTGTGAGGAATCGAGTTGATAGTTGCGCACCTCTCGACCAGCATCGCCCGTCATAATCGGAGCCATACCCTCGAAGATGTCAACTTCGCACCATCCCCTGAATTGAACCTTTGGTGTCTCGGATTCTACTTCATCGACTGATAGCCAGAAGATGTAGTCCGCTTTTCGTTTGATCGAAGCATACTGTGAGACCGATACGCATCGACCCCATTTCTCCCAATAACGCTCGCTCCATGTCTTGACTTCCACGCGCCCGACATTGGTGAGGATGTCGGCTTCCTTGTCTTTGGTGAGATCAGAGAAGGCGGCAACTGGCTCGAAGCCATTGTCGCGGAGCCAGATGAATGCAGCGAACTCGCCGAGATGACCGACAAGGTGGCTGCTCACAGTGTTCCGATAATGACCGGGGTTGTTGCGATAGCGATTGAAGGTCTTCTCGGCGAGAAGATATGCTGCTTGTTTCGACTCAGGGTTCAGGATGAGTCCCTGAATCGGCATGGGCTATGCCTTCGGTTCTGTCGAGGTCTCGGCGACTGCCTCTGCCTCATGAGTTTCGACAACTGCCTTCGAGAAGGCGGCGTTGATCTCAGCATCGGTCAAGCCACCATCGGCAGCAAAGTCGCGGGCAAGCTCTTCGACAACAGTGAAGACTGCGAGAACGCCAGCGACTGAAGCTGCGATCCAAGGCTTGACTCCAAAGAGTGCGGAAGCACCAATGGTGGAGAGTGCGCCCACTGCGAAGACTGCGAGGATGCGGAATGCGATGTTCTGGAATCTTTTCTTCATGTCTGTTCCTTACTTTGTCGGGGTGAGTGTTGCCCATGCTGGTCGTGCAACCGCATGAATGGTCTTGCCAAGGAAGCGCTTTCGGCGATATACGCCGCCCCCGTTCGACTGGGATGAGCCAGCCGCTGCGCCTTCTGGCGAGGTGTTGCCTTCAATAGTGATGAGATAACCAGCAGAGGCGTGGTTCTCGATAACGATGCCGACATGATCGGCGACTCCTGCGCCAGTCCAGTCGAAGAAGATGACATCGCCGGGCTGGGCTAACTTCTGGTCAACGATGGCGTTCTTCTTCTTGAAGAAGTTCACACCATCGGGGCAGTAGATGAAGCCGAATGCGTTCTTGGCAGCGACAAGCGGTGAGGCGTGAAGCTCTGAGAAAGACCACGAGACGAAGCAAGCGCACCATGATTGGCCTTGGTTATTTTCCTTGGTGCAAGCCTTCCACCAGTCCCAGTAAGGAACGATGTTGCCGCTCTTGCCGTCAGCGCCACCCTTCTCGACAACGCCGAGCTGAGTGGTGGCTTTTGCTACGAGATCAACGCCCGTCACTTGGCACTCCTGCGAGTCTTGGGCTTGACTTCAGCCGTTGCCTTCATGACTTCGACATCGATCTTGATCGCTTGCTGATTGACGAGGAGTTCCTCGACCTTATTGATCAGACCAGTCTGCCCATCGTTATACAAGGCATATTCGATCCGAGCCAACTTGTCTTCGATGGTCTCGGTGTGAGTCTTGATGGTGTGCTTGGCAATCATGCCAATTCCAGCAAGGAGCGCTGCTATGACGAAGAAGTAGGAATAGATGATCGTTGCTGTATCTGAACTCATCGACTCAACACCATGACCGAGACTGTGGTTGTGCCTGTGTTGGTGATGGCATAGATGCTTGACTCATGGGTCTCGAAGACCAACTTGTCGCCGCTGTCCACGATGTAACCAGTTGAAGTGGTGACATTCGCATCGCCGAGATACAAGGTTCCCGAAGCGGTGTGCAGATGGACAGTGCTTGCTCCATCGCCGAGATATATCTGAACGGGAGTGGAAGTGCCGACAGTGTATTGGGCAGATGTGATTGCCATGAGGGGTCTCCTAGGGTGAGGAAAGAGTGAGGGTTACTTGGTTAGAGCTGCGATCTCATCGCCAGTCAAGCCGAGTGCTGCGAGCTTCGCCTCGGCTGATGCCTTGGCTTCGGCTGCTGCCTTGGCTGCTGCTTCATCGGCTGCTTGCTGATCAGCAAATGCCTTGGCTGATGCTTCGCGATCGGCGATCTCGGCGGCTGTTAGTGGGCGCTCGAACTTCTCTGCCTTGTATTCGCAAGCAGGATCAGTCGCATGATCGTGGTCGGCGCAACAGATAAATGTTGCAATTAGAGTTTCAGTTGTGTCTGCCATGATGTTGCTCCCTTATGAGTTGTTGATGCCGTAGAGATAGAAAGTGGAATTGGCTGCGAAAGCGAAGGAGGAAGTGGGTTGAACACCAACTGAAGTGATTGCCGAAGTTCCTGACCATAAAACAGCCGAAAGCATAATATCAGCGCCCGTAGCATTTTGCTCATTTACGCCATCGATCGCGATTGGCTTATTGTTTGTAGAAGTATAGTTGGGAATATAGAACTCATTGCTAGAAAATGTGCTACCAGTCCAACCCGATGGAACAGATGGCGTCAGCAAGCCACCAGCAGCGATGGTTCCGCTTGCTGCGGAGCCAGTTCCGGGGCCATAAAGATATCTGCCCGCAATGTTAGCTGTGGAGCTATTGATGGTGAGTGTCAACCATTCGATCTGAGCAGTGAATCGAGTGGAGCAGACAAGTTTGAGGTCTGTGTAAGTTTGTGGAATAGCGGTGAAATTTATAGATGTTTCCACACCTGTTGCGACAATCGGAGAACCGATCAAGACCATCGTTGGATTAGCCATATCACGCCGCCTTTATTCCATAGAGAGTGAAGGTTGAGCCAGTATTGAAATTCGCTCCATTTGTGGCAAAGGTGATGGTGGTGATGGCGCCAGTGCCTCTCCATTGTCCACAATGACTTCCCACTTCAGCACCAGAAAATGAACCTCGTGAAATGTAAGTTTTGTAAGAGGTGGAATTGGATATGTTGAAAATTTCAACTGTCAAAACTGCATAGTTTCCCGATGCTCCAATATATCCACAATATCCAACAGTGGTGTTGGCATTTCTTCCAGAGGCGGCAGTTGTGCCATCTCCATAGATATATGTATCAGAATAATTAGAAGCAGAATCTGAATTGAATCTCAATGATGTCTGAGCGCCAGCCGAAGGAGTGCCACTGTAAACTAATTTGAGGTCTGTATATCCAGAGAAAGAGCTGAAAGAAACGCTAGTCGATCCAGTGGTCAAAGTCGTTGACTGGATAGGAATATAGGTCTGTCCTGCATTGGCTGTGGAAGTAGTCACGCCCATGTTATTTCACCCCATATAGTGCAAATGTTGAGTATTGAGAAAATCCAGCAGAGGATTGCGGAGTAAGATCAATTTGGGTGACTGCGCTTGTTGACATAAAGAGTCCAGAACTCAAAGCGATAACACCGCTTCCATTTCTATCATTTCCACCGATTGCGCGTGTTGTTTTATATTTATTTGTATTCGCATAATCGACAATGTCCAAGACAAATGATCCGAATGTATTTGTTGCGGTATTGGGTGGAAATTCGTTGAGATACATAGAAGAAGCACTTTGACCATTACCTGCATTTACTCCAGCGGTAGAACCGTTGCCGTAGAAGTAATGGCTAGAATATGAAGTTCCACCTACGCCGTTGAGGGTATAGTTGATATAGCAAGTATTAGTTGTATTAGATTGCAAAGTTGCTCGCACCTGCAAATGTGTGTAAGTGCTTGGAATACCTGTGAAACTGATTGAAGAAACGCCAGAAGCATCGACAGTCGCCGTTGAGATGGCATAGTAATTGCCCGGCAATTTTTTTACTCCAGCCAGTTCTCCATACCCGCGAGCCGAAAGCCCCGCTAACGATCCCAGAATTGGTGACATGACTCTCCCCTTGGATTAGGCGAACTTGGTTTGGGAGGCGAGGACTGTGTAAGCAGCCGAGCCTGTCTTGATAATTGTATATGACCAAGCATCGATTGATGATGCATTTCCAGCAGTCGGCGCGGTTCCACCCTGCCACTTAGGAGTGACGGAAGTTCCATCGATGGTGATGGCGCTTGGGTAGTAGGCGGTCGATCCATTGGTGTTCATGAATACAACTGTCTGAGCATCGCCTGTGTTCATGAGCGTGTTCAAGGTAACCGATGAGCTGCCTCGGAAGTTGAGGGTGAAGTTGGCTGAGGCGTTGGTGGTGTAGTAGAGAACGCCTTGGGTGATGACATCGAAGTTGACTGTTCCTGTCGCTGCTGTGGCAGAGATCGTGGTCAATTCCTTGGGCGATTTGTGGGTCGTGGTGTTGTAAGGATTGACGGTCATGGCATCGGTCGCGCCAGAGTTGGTCACAATATGGAGAGAGTTAGAGCCGAAAGTTCCGATCGCCATGTCGGTCGAGCCTGTGGCGAGGAAGCCAGCGCCAGCAGCATTGAGAGCGCCTGTGCCTGTGTAGCCAGAGGAGTTGATTCCGAGCGCGGTGAAGTTGGTGGTCGCCGTTCCTGAATCGTTATAGGCAACGAACTCAGCCGAGGCAGCGGCATTGTTGGAGGTATTCTGAACAGTGACTTGGTTATAGCCAGCCAAGGAAGACTGGAAGGTGGCAAGAAGGCCAGTGTCAGAGAAGGAGTTGGTTCCGACATTGAGGATTCCAGCAGTCGAGGAAGTGCCAGCAGTCGGGGTCAAGTTCAAGGTCTTGTTGGTGAAGGTGGTGGTGGAAGAAGGAGTGACCTGTGGGATCCACGCTGAGCCGTTGTAGTAGAAGCCACCTGTGCCAGTGATGTAGCACTGCATTCCTTCGGCGAGAACACCAGAGAGCGCGGTATCGCGGGCAGTGGTGGAAGCAAAGACCATCACTGTCTGATTCTGGATGTAGTTCTGAAGGTTGGTCGCCGTTACGACTTCACCTGTTGACCAGAGCTTGTAGCCACCTGCCATTTTTTACTCCTTAGTAACTGAGAAGAGAAGATGTTGAACCCAACACCCCTGCGATTGAACTGTTGAGAACGAACGATTGGATGATTGGCTCGGCGGTCAATAACTTAGTGTCAAAGCTCCGCTTCGTCATGTCATGTTGAACACCCTGAACGAATAGGGTCTTGGTGATGGAAGTGCTTCCCGGCATTGTCTTGGTCACTTGGATCACATCGAAGATTTCCGATTTCAAGCCAGCCTGAATGCGAGTTCCTGCCGATGGGTCGAAAAGGTTGAGGCTGAATGAGGAAATGTGAAGAACCGCATCTTTGCGAGAGGCGAGGAGCATCTTTGCTTGGTTCAATGCTTCCGCATCGGTCTGCACAAGGATGTCTGAGCGCACTCCTGAGTGCTGATAGTAAGTCGTGATCGAAGTCGGATCGGTGACATTTTGAGCAGTTCCACCCACGCGAGTGACTGTCACATCGTTGACGATGAGAACATCGTCATGGGTCAGCTCGATGCCTTGGTAGGAAATTTGAGTGCCATCATCGGAGTAGATAGTCGATGGATTGGATGCCTTCTGTCCCAAAGTCTGACGGGAGAAGAAGGTGGCAACACCCTTGCGATCGATGAAGAAGGCTCCGAACTCGGACTTGTCGGCAACTGTCTGGATGGCATCGAGCATCGGCCGATTGGCTGTGCCGGGATCGACTTGAACTGTCGAAGTTCCTGTGTCGATCGAACGCTGAACGCTTGGCCATTGGGCGATGTCGAGCAAGCGATTGACTCGCGCTCCACTGGTATCTCCATCGGCTGTGCCTGTGATGGCGTTGATGTTGAGGTTGGTCAAGGCTCGGAAGCCGTCAACGCACATCAGAGTCACGCTAGAGCGGTCGTTGATTCCCACCGCAAAGTGGGTGATGAACTGCATGATGAAGCCGTTGAATAGCGTGTAGCGAGTGCCGTTGTAGTCGGCATAGATCGTGATCTTACGGAGCGGAAGGATTTTGCCGTAGTAAGGCGAAGAAGTGTTGGAAGGGTTGAAGTTTCCATTGTCATCTTGAAGAACCACTGTGGCAGTTCCCGCCTCGAACTTGTCGAGAATACGATTGCGACCTCGGCGAATAGATGCCTGAAGAGCAATGTTGCTGACATCTACCGAGTCGTCATAGTCAGCGAGCTGCGCTGTTCCTAACTGACCTTTGGTGGAGTTGTCCAAAGTGAAGGCGGTGGAAATAAAGGTCGCGCCGTTGGTGAAGTCGATGATCGCACCGAACTGAGGAACTCCATTGACCGCCATTTAGAGGTTCGCAATCGCAAAATTGACTGACTTGCCAGAGAGCTGACCTTGGAGAAGGTCTTGGCGAATCGAGGCAACATTGTCAGCCTTGGTCTGGACATTGCCTTGAACGATGATGGTGGTGTTGCCAGCCATCGCATTGGCCACGACCGATGAGAAGCCGCCAGAAGCGCCAGCGCCTTGGTTCGCACCGAAGTTGGCGGTGGAGTTGGAGAGAGCGGAATACAACTCAGGAGAGAGGATTGAGGATTGCTGAGCGCTCGACAAGCTCGAAAGGATTGATGATGCTTGCGTTGTGGTTGATGGGTTGGCTGGAGTTGTGGTTCCTGAGCCACCAGTGCTAGGCACAACAGTGGGGATAGTTATTTGAGGTGGATTCTTGAGGCCGTCATAGTATTTGTTCAACTCAGCAAGAGCGCTTGTCCAGCCTTGCGCGGCAACAGCAGCAGGAGAGCCAAGCTCTTTGGGATCAAAGGCTGCTGCGCCAGTTACCTGAGCGATATAAGCAACCACCGCGTTCTGCGAGATTCCCCACTTGTTAGCAAGGAGGGCAACTTCTTCCGAAGAGATATGGCTATCTGCGAGAGCTGCGAGGAGGTCGGTGTAACGAGCGGCAGCATTGTTGGCAGAATTCTGAGCATTTGTTGAATCAATAAGAGCTTGAACTCGCTCTTGTTCAGCGACATTTCCTTGCTTGATAAGAAGTTGACGAGCCGCTTCAAGTTCGATCGGATCGGAACCTTGCTGATCTTTGACGGTCACACCCATCTTCTTGAGGGCATCAATGCTGGCAATTTGAGCAGCGGTCAACTTAGAAGTTGAAGTGGCTGTGACATCATTTTGCTTGCTGAGATCGGCAAGAGTCTTGACCACGATCGGATTGGTTGCGGTCAATTTTGTGGCGGTCATGTGGAAATCTAAGAGCTTGTGACCAGCATCGTTGACAGCCTTGGAAGCAGAACCGAGTCCATCGGCTGCCTTCTTAGCCCAATCCTGCATTCCCTTGTCATGGGTAAGCCAAGCCATTCCTCGAACTACTTGAAGAAGGATGGAATCTAATCTGAGAGCTGCTGCCTCAATGATAAGGAACACGCCAGCAACCTTGGCAAAGATGTTGACAATATCTGCCCAAGCATCAGCGAATGGCTGAAGATATTTTGGATTCTCGCGAAGGAAGTTGACCACTCCAAGAACTGCTGGGATTACATAGTTGTCAATTATCTTGACGACCGCATTGAATACCGGAAGAAGCAACTGGCCAATCGAATTGGAAAGTTCCTCGAACTTTGCCTTCATTGCCTCAATGGGGTGGGTCTGAGCATAAGCATCAGCCTGACCTTGGAGAGACTTGGTGAGTTGATCGGTGATGATCTTATACTTCTCAGCAGCAGTTCCGGTCTTGGGGATAACGACACCCAAAGAAGTCAGAGCCTTGCTGGTCTTACCTTCGGCAGCTCGGCCAAGAGTAAGCATGGCATCGGTGAGGCTCATGCCTGTTGCTCGCGCAACATTGGCAGCAAGCCCAAGATTGTTCATGGCAGCGTTAGCGCTATGGAAGATGATTGCTCCGCGAGCGAGCGCATCGGCGGTCTCTGTGGAGGTAAAGGCGAGACCAGCCATCTGGTCAACAGCCTTCTTCACTTCCTCGCTGTTGGAATTGAGTGAGGAACCTGAAGCGGCAAAGGCAAGATTCATCTTGGAGAACGCGCCATTGACTGCTTCGGCGGTCTTGATAGCCTCGAAGCCGAATTTGGCGATCTCGACAACAGCGAATGCCTTGCCTATTTTCTTGCCAAGTTCCTCGAATTGCTTGCCAAAGCCCGATGAGTCTTCAGATAACTTCTTGAAGTCTTTGGTTGCTGCCTTGGTTCCCTTGTCGGAGTATTCGGAAACGATACGAGCGACAACTGCGCCTCTGTTAGCCATCTGTTCTCCTATCGAGATTCAAGGTCTTTTTGCAAAGTTGCTTCGGCTTCTTCAAGAGCTGCCACGAACTTTGCTTGAATTTTGTCGCGATTCTTATCCACTACTCGCCAGACAACGCGACTAGCCTCGCCATATTTCTCTTTCAAGATTTCCTTGAAAGCCGTTCCTTGCGGAGTCTTGCCTTCACCTTTGCGCCTTCCAGCGATCTCAAAGATTGCGCCAGCACGAGAATTGTTGATCAATGCTCCTGCGCTTGTGGTGTAATCGCCACGCACTTTTCCTTGCGCTCGCGAGGAAACGATGCCAGAGACAACTTCTCCTGTGTCCCATGCGGGCAAAGATCGAGTCTTGCCATTGTTGGGCTTGGTGCTGGTCTTGTTTTCGGTCTTCCAATTTTTCAATGGTGCGCCATCTTTGGCAGCAACGAGAACGATCGTGCGAGCCTCATTCTTGGCGGTGCGAAGTTCATCGTTGATGACTTTGTTGAACTTCTTGAGCGCTTCTTGGTCGAACTTCTTGAGGTCTGCAATAGTCTCATGGAGTCCGGTGATGACTATTCGATTGTCAGCCATCACCGCTCCCTTTGCTTATTCCTCTGATCAATATATGCAACCATCGCTTCGATCATGCCATCTGGCGCATCGAGCAATTCGTTGGGTGAAATTCCTAGCTCCACCGACAACACTGCAACCGTATAGGTTAGAGAGTCGCGGTGGATTCTGAGGAAGGGTCTGTCACCAATTCAACGGACTTGATTGTGTCAAGGAAGTCGCCACCGAAAGGCTTGACGACAATGCCGTTGCTCTGGAGAGCCTTCCAGCCAAGATAGTAGATATGCTCTAACTTTTGCTCTTCCCCAAGCAGCTTAGCCAGACCTTTGTTGAACTTCTGCTCGAAGTCCACGATGATGCGAGGGCGCAAGGAATATGTGTGTTCCACGCCATCTGTCATCACAATTTTGACTGAAAGACCATCCATGATGTTTTCCCCTTAGATTGTTAGTTGATTACGAAGTAGCTTTGCTGATTGCGCCCGATACTGGCCAAGTCACGCTGGCGGTGGCTAACTGTCCAATGCCGCCCTTCAAGGGAGTCCAATCGGAGACAAGCGCGGAGACGCTATATTGCGGATTCGTTGTGGTTGTAGTTCCGGCAACTGGCTTGACCACGATTGTGGTGGTTGTGCCGAGAAGCGGATAGATGGTGGCTTCAACCGATGAACCAGCGAAATCTTGCATGAAGTCAAGAGTGATCTGGTTATCTGCTAGACCAGCAACGCGGGTCTTGGCAGTTGAGCCGAATGTTGTGGTTTCCACGATGTCATACTTGGTTTCAAGTGTGATGTTGCTGATGTGATCAGAGAGATCCACGCCACCGATGGTGATTGAGGGGTTAGTGAGAACGACTTTTGCCATGAGTTATGCGCTCGCTTTCGTGATAGCCCCTGTGATTGGCCATGATACCGAGGCGGTGGCTAACTGTCCAATGCCGCCCTTCAAGGGAGTCCAATCGGAGATCAACGCGGTGAAGGTATATGTCGGATTCGTTGCTGAGACCGCTGCGGAAGTTGGTTGAACCACGATGGTGGTTGTCTGTCCGAGCAGTGGGTAGATTGTCGCTTCAACATTTGCTGATGCGAAATCTTGATGGAAGTCGATGCTGACTTGGTTATCTACCAGTCCAGCAACGCGAGTCTTGGCAGCGCCAGAAGCTCCGAATGCTGTGGTTTCAACGATGTCATCTTTGCTTTCGATGGTGATGCTTGAGATGTGATCGCTCAGAATAACTGAGTTGATCGTCACCTTGGCATCGGTGAGAACGATTTTGCTCATTCGGTGGCTCCTTCAGGGGTTGCAGGGGTAGATGGTGCTGGTGCTGGTGTTGCCTTTGTCGCATCTGCTGAGATGTGACCGCCTTCAATAAGAGCTTCGATATTTGCTCCCATTTCCAGCAATTCTGCATCGGTAATGGAATCGCCCAACTTCTTGGGGGAATCCAAGCGATCTGATGTGATTGTGTAAGCCATTGGCTTCTCCTTATGATTGGGCGGTATAGACGATCGAGAAATTGAGAACTACTGCTGCGCCAGCCGTTGTCTGGCGATAAGCGACCGAATTAGATTCGAGCCACGAATAGAAGCAGATGCCCCCGAAAGTCGGATTGGAACGAATAACTGTATCCACTGCCGACAAGAGGTTGAATGCTGTGGTGCGAGAACCCTTGAAACTGGTCAAGCCCGACCATGCCCAGAGTGAGCAGTTGATCGTTCCCGACTCCTCATGGACATCGGTGAAGTCCAAAGGCGTGTTGCGGATATTGCCGACCTGCATTTCCGAGTCTCCAGTGGAGCCGTCATGTCCGATGGCAATGGCATTTCCCGCATAGGTCTCATCTACCTCAGCACCATCAAAGATGCGAACTCCCGACAAGCTAGTGGCTGAGCCAAGAGCTGCGATGATCGCATCGATCATTGCTGGATATTTTGTGGAGACTGTCATGGACTAAGCCAATCCGGGGAATGAGGTGGGATCGAGAAGTTCCATTGCTCGGCGAGGAAGTGAATATGTAGGAGTCTGATACAACTCATCGCCACCCAATACGCGACCCATGACATTCATGGCTCCACGCTGAGATTCCCAGAGGTGCTTGAAGATAACGAGAACGCCTTGGCGAGCGCTTGGCGGTGGATTGACATATCCCGCGACATAGGTGATTGAGACATTGTTCATGCCAGCAGTCCAGTAGCCGTAGGAGTTGGTCGCATAGAGCGTTCCTGAGCCGATGCGGTAGAGGCGCTGGCCTGTGTAGTCGAGAACATAGTTGCTCGATGGCACTGTTGCGCCGTTCTCAGTGACGGAAGTGATGCTGATCGCCTTCGGATTGCGAATGCGGATGAACTCAGTTCCTCCATCGTAAAGCTCATTGGTGAAGGTTCGGCGACCGAGAACCTGTCCGACATAGCCTTCAGCCAAGTCGGTAGCGGCATCAAGGAAGTTGCGAAGTTCGATGTCTTGGGTGGTGTCGGTGGCAGGGATGTTGAGGTAAGCCTTAGCCTCATCGAAGGAGACGATCCCGATGTCGGCAATGTCGCGAACCTCGAAGACATCAGAGGTCGCTTGTGGCCATGAGCCTGTGGCAGACCAAGCGATGATGTGGCGACCAACCTGAGTGGGCAGGAAAGATGCAGTGTAAGTGCCAGTGGTGCTGGTGCTGTTGGTGACTGTGGAAGTCGAGGCATCTGGAAGAGTGATGTTGAGAGTGACAGTGCCGGGGTTGACCGCGTTGCCAGATGAATCAACAGTGTTCCAAGTCAGATAGACCTTATCACCGAGATCATAGGAACTTTGTAGCGCCATGAATCACTCCTTGAGTTGTAGGGCATCAGACTGAGATGCAGGGGTCACCTCAGTCTGATGCTTGACCTTGTTGAATTGCATGAGCGCGCATCGGTGTGTGATAGCGGTCATCCAACCAGAACTGTTTGTGATGGGGCAGGATTGCTCCTGTGTGAGCGTGGATCTTGTAGCCCATCGACTTCAAGCGCTTGGAGAAGAGTAGATCCTCGCCAAAGTAAGTTCCATCAATCGCACCTTCTACGAACCACGCCCAATTCGCGCCTTGGTTCGGAGTTGCTTGCTTCTGCATATCAAGAAGAACACTGCGATGGATAAGTAGGCAACCAGTCCCGACAGCATCGACTTCAATGACTTCATCAATCGGGTAGCCATCAATCGGTTGAAGTCCCTTCTCCATATCCATGTGGTAGATAGTGGGAACGGGGCGAAGAGCATCGTTGTCATCGAAGAAGGCTGCAAAGACTAACCCAGAGACGATCGGGCGGTCTTTGTCGTGAGCTGCTTCGGTGAGTTTGTGCCAGTTGTCGAGCGATAGTCGCTCATCGGAGTCAATCATCAGAAGCCAGTCGGCATCTGTGGTCTCCAAGAATGTCTTGACCACGACATTGCGTGATCGGGTAGTGAGTCCAATGTTGCCCACTTGAACCATGTGGTCGAAATGTCCATCGCGCTCTTTGGCGATATGGATCAAGTCCATTGCCAGCAGAGAGTCAATCGTTCCATCATTGACCATGCCAATGCAGACTTTGTGTTTCGACTTCATCGGGTTGTGCCAGTTCGGATAGTGACGACCTCGCGGTATTCCACACGCGGCTTGGCGATCGCCTTCTCAACTTTTACTGTTTCCAATTCTTCGATCAAGTTGTCGAGATATTGGATGCCTTTATTCTGCACCATCTCGCGAGCAGACTTCAGACCTTCTAAGAATAAGTGATTCATGAATCCCCCTGTGGATTGTTTGGTGTTGGTTGCCAGCCTTCGGCTTTGTGTCAACGAAGAACGCCCTCGAAGACTGGCAACTAACTATTCACACCCTATCAGGAATTAGTATCCTGAAGGAGCGATTGTGCCTGTGCCTGAGATTGCAGACACTGACTTGTTGAAGCGGTGAGCGAGAGCAGCGTATCCATAGACTTGGAAGCGAACTGTGAGGTTGCTTGACAAGACATCTGGGAGAACGCGTGTCTTCACGCCAGACTCGAAGAGGTATGAGTCTGAGAACTTACCGACAAGAATTGGGCTTTGGTTTGTGCCAGCGCCGTAGTTCTTTGGAAGTGTTGCATCGATGAAGACTGGAACACCTTGGATTGTACCAACGAGGCCAGCAGGTGCGCCCGGATTGGTGACAGTTCCAGCGGAGTTGAACGCCTGTGATGCGCCTGTTACTGGCACAACGAGTGGGCGGTTTGATCCATCCACCTGTGATGCGAACCAGTACCACATTGAAGGGTGCATGACGATTGCATCTGCTTGCTTGTAACGGTTTGTGACAACCTTTGAGATCGCCTTAGCGATTGCGATTGCACCATTTACAGCAGTTGGAGTTGTTTCAGTCCATGTTGTTGGGATGCCGTTGGTTGTATCAGCACCGAGGGTGATGAGACCCTTGAGTGTTCCTGATGTTCCATCGCCAGCGCCGACAACTGCGGTGTTGAGCTGCAATGCGTAGTCAGCCATGAGATCACCGAAGACTAGACGATCGAGACCGCCAGCCAAAGGAGACTGTTCTACAAGCTGAATCGATACATTCTCATAGCCGGAGATTGTGCGAACTGGTGCTGTGACTGTTGAAGAAACCATGTCACGAGTTGTAGTTGCAGCGTTATCAGCAGACTGGAATGCAGCGAGTGTGCCTGTGGTGATCTGTGGAATGTTGATTGAGTCAGTACCAGCAGGGAGAGCCATGTTGGTAACGAGATCAGCAGTCACACGAGCAGCACGAGCGAATTCGGCATACTCATTTATTAGGTAAATTGGCGGAACAAAATCGCCGCCGGCGCCGTCAGTGCGGGAAACATCGCGTGTTTCGATCGCAACTTCCTGCTGGTGACGATAGAGGCGCTCCCATGAGGAACGATCATTGCGAAGCTGTGCGCCAATCATGTCGCGAACGAATGAGTTCTCGCCATTCTTGTCGTAGGTCATTGACTCGCGAGTAACTACTGCGCCGCCGAAGACCTTTGTGCCAGATTCCTTGCGAGATTCTGCGATTGCTGCTGTGCGGGCTTCTACCTTTTCAGCAGTTGCGATGCGCTCATCAAGTGCAGAAATTTCTTCCTGCTTTGCTGATGCTGCATCTAGAGCTTCTGCGCTGACATCTTCTGCTGCGAGAGTTGATTCAACCTCGGCAACAAGACCATCGCGCTGCTCCTTGAGCTTTGATGCTAGAGACATTTTGTCCCTTTCTCTTGGATTGGATATGAACCAGTCGGGGCGGGATGCGCCGAGGGTTTACGCCTTGACCTTGCGAGTCAAGGAATACTGCTTGACCTTGAGTTTCAACTTGCGCTTGGCAAGTTCAAGATCGGCTTCTTCTGCTGAACGCATTCCCACTGATGTGGAATCGTAAGCAGGAAGGGTGACAACTGAGACTTCATAGAGGCGCTCAATGTCTTGGATAGTGCGAAGACCAGCATCGCGAGTCTGTCCATCAGGAGAGACTGTGAAGGCGAAGCTCATCTTGTCCATATCGCCTCGGCGAAGTGCTGAGGAAAGTTCCTGAGCCTTTGGATTGGCTGGATCGAGTGTGGCTTCCATATAGAGACCAGTCTTGTCCTGACGGAGTTGAAGGGTTCCTGATTGTGTGGAAGCAAGTGGGATGCCTTCCATGTCGTGATTGACAAGAAGGAAGACTGGATCGTTGGAAGCAAGTGCGCGAGTGAAAGCGCCGGGGGCGATTACTTCGCGGAAGTTCAAGCCAGTGGCTTCTGAGTTGAAGGTTGCAGCGTAGCCGCCGATCTTCAATGAGCCGTCATCGGTTGCGACTGCGCGAACTTCGGCAGTCATGGTGATGCGTTCTGCTCCTGCCATAGCCTTGCGAGCTTCGATCATAGATGAATCCTCCGAGCGGGGTGCGGGTAGAGCAGTGATCACTGTGAGAATATCACTGCGATGGACTGAGACGACATCGGTTGGAATCCAACCATTCCCCTGCTCTTTGTAGATACGAACCGCGAAGGCTGGCTGATCTGGTGTGGTCTCCAAGGTGTAACCCTCAGAAGACTTTGCCTGACCCTTGGTCACTACCTTTTCGACCTTGCCCTTGGCGCGACCATTGCTAGTTGGCCATGAGACGAATGAGCCTTCTCCGATACGAGCTGCCGAAGCGCGCTCCTCGAATGGAGCCTTGATCGAATCATCGTTGAACTGCTTGGCGAGGCGGTCATAGTAAGCAGCGACCTTGCTCTTGATTTCAGCAACATCTGAGTCTGGGATATTGACTCCACCGCGAGCGCCGTTCAAGACACCAGCGACTGCGAAGATGGCCTTGGGAACTGCTACGAGTGAGCCGTCAATAACATCAGCGAACTGCAACTTGTAAGAACCGAGAAGATCCTTCTTGGTCTCATCAACATAGAAGAACGCCTTGGCGTACTTGTCGAAGTCGATCTTGTCGCCTCCAGCATATTCCTGAACGCGCTTGTCGGCTGCTGCTGCATCCCAAGCTGTATCGCGTGGGGCGATAGGAAGATCAGAAGCGCCGATTGCTGAGCGGCTGATAGGCATGGGAGCAAGACCTTGCTCTGCCAACATATCATCGACCTGATCGTATGGTTGATCATCGGCATCTTCGCCCTGATCATCAAGAGCATCAACTGAAGGCTGTGTGACTTCCTGACCGAGTGAAGCGGTCAACTGCCACTTCCAGAACTGGTGCTGGTCAATACGACCTGCGAGGAAGTTAGCGACTCCCTGCTGTGAGTAAGCAGTAGCGCAATCGAAAGCATCAGACAACTCATCGAGGATGGTGTCGTTGGCTGCGAGAAGGTCAGTGGCAAGTGCGATCGGATCTTGCAAGATGACTGGGGCATCTTCGATGGAACGAAGTGCCAAGAATGATGGAAGTGTAAATGGAGCGACTGAGCCTAGTTTGCGAAGGTTCTCAGCGATAGGGTCGATTGACTCATAGACATCCTCATAGATTTTGAGGAAGAGCTTGTGATATTCGCTGAAGTCAGCACCCTTCACATTCCAGTGAGCGCCATGAGCGCGGAAGTAGAAGCTCACAACATCTGCGAGAAGTTCAGTCAGTTCCTCGTTTAGATCAGGAACTTGATTCATGTCAGCCATGTCACCCTCCTCGGATGCCATCAGGGAAAGCGCTCGAGCGCTTTTCGTGATTTGATTTCTGATTTTCGTTGACCAATCAAAGCCAGCATCGCCACCCCAAGCAGACCACGCCACTCTTCCGGCAGATGGGAATCCATCTTCACCAGAGTTGAAACCTTCTGCCTTCTTATCGACCTCATGTCGCTTGAAGAAGGAGAACATTCGCAAGATAGTTTCGGCACTTACTGGATGTCCAGCAGCCAAGTCGCTCGCTCTTTTCTTGCCCACTGCTGTAAAGCCAGAACCAGCATGACCATCAGCAATCCAACCCAAAGCCTTTTTCGCTTCATCTTGGACTCCCTGTGGAACTCGGAATGTTTCGGCCATTATTCAAGAACCCCCATGACTGGTGCTGATGGATCTTTGTCAACGCCGAGTGCAGGAGTATCTCCACCCGCCAAAGCAGTTCCTTGGAACGCCTGATGGAAGACATCGCCGCCATCATAAGGTTCCATGCCTTCAATGGCACGAACTTCATTCGGAGTGCGAGCGCCCATCTGGACATTGATCTTGTTGACATTGGCGCGAGTAATCGCATCAACGCGAAGAAGGGTGGAAGTATCAAAGGCAACATCGTCACCCTCGTCAAGAATGTTGGAAAGCGCGATTTCAATTCGGCGAATCCAAGGTGCGATGGTGTGAGTCAAGAAGTTGAGTGATGCTTGCTCGACATTCTGATAAGTCTGATTATCGCCCATAGCGCCGATCAAGTGATCTGGGATGCGGAAGATGCGAGCGATGTCGCGAATCAACTGCTCGCGGGTAGCGATCATCTCTGCATCGGCAGCAGATGTGGTGATTGGTCGGAACTTCAAGCCATCGGAGAGAACTGCTGGCTTGCGGTGGCGGCGATGGGTTGCTTCCCATGTCGCCTGAATAACGCGAGCCTGTTCCACGTTGAGCTTCTGATCAGTCTCAAGGATGCCGGAAGGCGTTCCACCCTCGCCATAGAACTGCGCCAAGTGGCGATCCATAGCGATGGAAAGACCGATGAGGTTGCGAGCCTGATTGAGCGGGCTGATGCCCACTAACGATTGAGGCGGGGTGAACCAGCGAAGATGAAGAACATCCTCACGATTCATCTCGTTGCCGAGGTGAAGGTATCGGCGACCAGTCATGTCTCCCGTTGGGAGAACCTGCATCTGGTAAGGGTGAAGTGGCACGAGGCCAATCATGTTTCCATTGCGATCGCGATCGATCTTGACATAGGCATTGCCATGCAAAGCCATTGAAGCCACGATCTGATGGATCAATTCATAAGTGTTTGACTCTGGATCTGGATCGGCGAGAACATCAGGAAGCGGGCGCATAACGCGCTGGCCACCCTTGCCGATGGTGTAGCAGCGAAGAGGCATTGAGGCGACTGAATCGGCGAGAAGGGAAACCGCGCCGAGTACGGATGAGACACCAAGAGCAGTCCACTCATCGATGCGCTCGCCAGCAGCAGAGGTCATCGAAGTCTGACCATAGAGCTGGCTCAGAGGTGAGACATAGTTGTTGAATTGAGGGTAGCGACCTACTGTGAAGGATTGGATTCCGCGACTGAAGATGCTCACTTATTGCCTCCCAAGTCTGCGAATGTTGAAGCCACGATGATCAAGATGCCTCCTGCGATAAGAGCTGCGCCAAGACCAAGGATGATTCCTAGCCCAACGGAGATCATGGCTGCGCCAACTAACTCTGCGGCTGTCGTGATGTGATCACGCATCGGGAACCTCCATTGAGAATGGGTCGAAGATTTGTGGCAGTGAGCCACCTTGAGACTGCCACCAACTTGCGCGTTCGAGTGCCATCACTGATGACACTGCCAAGTCGATCCGGCGCTTTGAGCCTTTTGCTTCTTTCGCTAACCGCGAGCCGCGATTATCTGTCCGAAGTTGAGCGTTGCCAATATGTCGCGCAAGGCGAGCATCGGCGTTGTGAGTGATCTGCTTATTGACCACAGCCTCGAAGAATCGAGTGGTTGCTGGTGTCATGCGTGAGGAAGTTTGAGGGAATGTCACAACGGGCAGACCTTCATCTTCTAAGACTTGGAATGTTCGCGCCCATCGATATGGGTCGCAAGCAATTTCGAGAACCTGATATTTGGTGGCAGTGCCACGAATGGCTTCTTCCACTTCTAGCACTGGCACTTGCCAAGTGGCATCAGCTTCATCGGGCTTCTCCCAGACCGCGATCGGGAAGATGTGAGGAACTTCTTCGACAGTCACTGCCACGATTGCGGTGCAGTCGCCGTTGAAGGAGCCGTCAAAGCCGAGAACGACATCGACTCCATCTGGTATCTCTCTGGTATCAGCAACCGCATCCCAAGCACCATGAGGCAGCCAAGTGTCGGAAGTAGATACCCACATATTGAGTCGCTTGGTCTTGAAACCAGCTTCGGGTGTGGAACGGATAGCGGACTTGAAATCTTCGGGAGATGTTATGTCTCCATAACCGGGATTGGCTTTCTGCCATACCGATTCATCGCGGAAATCATCTGAGTCGCCAGCGCCCCACCATGCAAGATAGAACGAAGGATCGTCAATTTCCCCACTCATCACGCGCTTGCCATAGTTGAACATGGAGAAGCAGAGTGAATCCTTGCCATCACTACCGCTCTTGACTCCTGCGGTGGTAATAGCGACCAGCATCGGTTCTTCACGAGCGCCCATTGCTAGGGACATAACTTCATACAACTCGCCGTTTGGCTGAGCATGAAGTTCGTCAAAGGCAACGAAAGTCGGGTTGAGACCTTCTTTGGTAAATGCTTCTGCTGAGAGAGCGCGATAGAGACTGCCATTGGTCGGGTTATAGAGCGAGTCTTTATAGACCTTTACAACTTCGGAAAGTTCTGGCTCCATTTCCACCATACGCTTGGCGGTATTGAAAACGATCTTGGCTTGCTCTTTGTCGGCAGCGCAAGAAAATATCTGGCCACCTTGAGCGCCGAACATGAGTTCATCGAGAGCAACGGATGAAAGCCATGCTGACTTGCCTGATTTTCGTGGCAGACCAATCAAGGCTCGGCGATGACGCAACTTTCCATTCTCGCCAACTGCGAAAACTTGTCGAGTCAATTCCTTCTGCCAAGGTCGGAAGACGAGAGGTTGCCCGGCTTTACCAGCAACGGAATCTTCAGCAATCTTGCAAAGAGATTCTGCGAATTGAACTTTATGCAATCCTCGGCTTCTCTCGATGTCTGCCTGTGGAACTGGCGTGACATAGAGTGGAGGCCATCCCTGTATCTGGCTCACTTATTTTGCACCTTTTTTGATGTTGCATAAACCATGCGAAGGTCGCACATTGTCGAGGGTATCAGAGCCGCCTCTGGCTATTGGAATGACATGATCTATGTGAAGACCAGTCTCCCATCCCTCTTTCTTGCAAGAACGAGGTGCGGATAAATCTATCGGAAGAGAACAGATATGGCAGCAAGTACCGTAGAGATCGAGGACTTCAGACTCGGTGTAAAACTCAAATCCGTTGCTGAGTTTGCTTGCTCGGCGGCGATGATATTTTCTAATTCCATAAGCCCTCAATTTCTCAAGGTTTCTTTTTTTGTAATTTCTATCAGACTGCTTCTTGGCTTCAGGATTTTCTAAAACCCATCGGCGAAAATTTTCTCTTGATCGTTCAAGATTGGCCTCGCGCCATGCTTTCGATCGAGCATTTTCTTTTTCTTTGTTGGCCTGTTGATAAACGCGTTTCTTGGCTTTGAGTTCTTCACCTTGCTTTGCGCGATAAGCCTTCATGTAAATTGCGTTTGCTTCTTTACAAGGTTCGCAATAAGGCTGACCTTCTTTGCGATGTCTTATATATCCAGCAGTGGTTCCGCACTCAGCCTTTACTCTTGCGGGCTTGGGCAAGTTCTTCGAGTTTGCTGACACGCTTGACCTCCGCAATTCCTAGGCGAGAACGAGAGACTGGATCGAAGCCGAGGGAAGCGAGGGAATCGGTGAATGCTTTATTGACCGCAACGAAGGCGCGGGCATCTGCCGACTCCAATGTCGCAAGGTACTTCTTACGAGCTGCGGCAGCGGCATCGGCAAGGATCGCCGCATTCTCGATCGCTTCGCGATCTGAGTTTGGCGAGAGCCAAGTGATTGCCTGATTCCATGCTCGCTCCCAGAAGCGAACGCCATCGACACCGAGGTGATCGGGGGCAGTTGGTACGGAATCAGCCATCGGCAAGATGGTGACAACAGAAAGGTCAGGAAGCTTGCGACCACCGGAATCGGTTGACGATGTACGGCCAGCAGCGCGCTTGAGTTCAGCAGGTTTTGGAGGGCGACCAGCCATAATTCTCGAAACCTTTCACTCTGAAACCCGATTTGCCCATTTTGAGATTGCACACGCAAGATTGGGGGGCTGGGTGGATCTCGGTGCGTATGGAAAAACAGGATTCGAGCGTGGAGCGCATCACACGCGGTCTTTCTTGCGACTATTGCATGAGCGACAAGCTGCGACCAGACCATCGGGGTCGTTGTTAGCACCAAATTTTGAGACTGGATTGATGTGGTCAACTGTTGCGTCAGTTCCACTCAGTTGCTTGCCACAGTAGTGACACTGCCAGCGATCGCGTTCTAAAATCTGAATGCGAATCTTCTTCCATGCGTAGTTGTAGCCGCGATCATTGCTACTCGCACGAGTGCGTGGTGGTTGCATCATCTTCACGATAGCAAGGCAACGCTCACAACGACTGCGATCTGTGGGTATGCCACAGTCAAGGCATGGCATCTTTGGCATGAGTTACTTCTTCGCTTGGTGCATCCACACGAATGGTGCTGATGTGAACGCATCGCATGATGCAGCAATCTTCAGTGCTTGCTCATGTGAAGCACCGGCATGGAGAGCGCCGAGTGCATAAGGTGAACCACTGCCGACTCCATAATATCCAGAGGAGTCAAGTGCTACTGAGAAGTCATCTGCTATCTCAAAGACATGACCAGCAACAGCGATCAGGAATGAGAAGCGAGTCTCATCACTATCATCAACATCGATCTTGTAGTCGTTATCCTTGAAGCATCGCTTGAGTGATGGAACTACTTTGGCAATCATGAAGTGATAAAGGTCTTTGCGATCTGATGCAGTTGGTGTTGGTGGTTGCCAGATATGTTGTGCGATGTCGCATGGTGCGCATTCACCAGATCCAGCAATAATGAATTGACCTCGCTCTGTAATCTTCACCATTCGATGATCGTGATATATCTTGCCACCTGATGTGACTTGAGAATCTGCACCGAATGTCACGCCATCTGACTGTTGAACAGCAATGATCGTGGTCATCAGTTTCCCCTTGTTAGTTTTGCATCCAACATCTGATCAATGAGATCAAGAAGATGTTGCTTGCGAAAGTCTCCAGCATGACGAAC